ATAAAGAAGTTTCAAAATGGGGGGATACCTAATAATTTGAGTGTATCATCTGCACAACAGGGATTTTTGCAAAGACAATTAAACTTAGAAGAGTTTTCAAGTACTATTATAGAAGGTATAAATAATAAACAAGTTATAAATGTAGCCTCAAACACAAGTGATGTAGCTACGGAGGTTTTTAATACACAGTCAGAAGCAACTTTTTAATTATGATGATAGATGAAAAAACAAAAGAAAAACGTAGAAGTATCTGCCAAGTTTGTCCCTACAAAAGAGGAAACTTCAAATTATTCGGTATCACTTTATTTAAAAGAATACCACAATGTAAAGTTTGTAAGTGTTCTATATTATTAAAATCAATCTTTAAAGATAGTAAATGCCCTAAAAATAAATGGTAAGAGATAAAGCATTACAAATAAAAGATAAGCAACCATACATTGACGCCTTAAATGAGATTAAAAAAATAAATCCCAACAGAAAGAAAGTAGCTCTTTTAATAGACACTTACAATGAGCTTAAAGGCTATGAGTTATTTCATATAGATAGCTTCTTTAAGTGTGGTGATTGCAGAAGAAATATAAAAAACTTTTGGACTAATATAGTTAATGAATGGAGCAAATAATAGTAAAGGAGCTGTTAAATAAATATGGCATAGATGCCGATAAAAAAACGGTTAGTTCATTTGTTAAAATAATTCAATTAGGCTTTAATGCGACTTGGTTAAAAAACTCTTGCATAATAAAAGATTTTGACACTATGTATAAAAAAGGAATGACAAACACAGCTATATATGTAGAGTTAGGAATAACATATAAAGCTCATCATGATTCTATTAGGAGAATAGTAGCAAATAGAAAAGATTACGAACTATAATTTTAATGTACTATTTATGTACAAAATATAGTTTTGTATATTAATAATTTTGTAATATAATATTTTATGAATATGATATTTAATAAAAAAGAAGATTACACAGAGTTAAGTATTAACGATGAAATCGGCTTTTGGGGGATAAGTCATCAAGACTTTACAAATCAATTAAAAGATGTTGACGGAGATATTAAGTTAAACATTGCCTCTTATGGCGGTGTTGTTACTGACGCCTTTGCAATATATAACTCCTTAAAATCTCATAAAGGTAGAGTTGTAGCTAATATCTATGGAGATTCAGCAAGTTCAGCGACTTTAATAGCTATGGCTGCTGATGAGATTAGAATTGCTGATAATGTTATGTTTTTAATCCACAATGTTTGGGGAGGGGTTACAGGAGAAGCAGATGATTTAAGAAAGTATGCCGACGATATGGATAAAGTAAATGCTAATATAATTAATGTTTACAAGAAAAAAACAGGACTGAATAAAAACACAATTAAAGCTTTAATGAATAAAGGGGATTGGATGACAGCAAAAGAGGCTAAAGAGAATAAGTTAGTTGATGAAATAGTAGAACCTGAAAAATTATTTAACAGAAGTGAAGCGTTGTTAATGAATAGTGTAAATGCTGAAATGAAAGCAGCATTATTAGAAAAAGTAAATAAATTAAATAATAATAAAAATCAATCAGAAATGAACGAAGAAACAAAAGGTTTCTTAGCTACTTTGAAAGATGACATTCTTAACGCAATTAAGCCTAAAGAAGAAGTTGTTGTTGAAGAAGTTGTTGAGAACAAAGAGGAAGCAATCTCAAAAGATGATGTTTCTGAAATGGCTAATTCATTGAAAGCAGAGTTTGATAGTACTATATCTGCAAAAGATGCTAAAATTGCAGAACTTGAAGCGAAAGCAAATGAGGCTGCTGAATTAAAAGCTGAATTAGACAAATTAAAAGCATCTAAAACAGAAGTTAAAGGAGAAGAAAAATCTCCAAATGTAGAACTACAAGCTAAAGAAGAAGGTAAGCCTTTATTTAACTTTTTGGCTAATAAATTAAACGCATAAGAAAATGGCAAATGCAGCAACTACAAGTTTTTCAGTAACATATAACGGTAAATTCGTTACTGATTTATTTTTAAAACCACAAGAAGGTGGTCAAGATATTTTTTCAATTTACCGAGTAATGCCAAATGTAGTAGATAAGGAAAACATTTATATTACTGGAAATTTATCAAAAATATTAAAAGGTAAGGAAGGATGTGGATTTTCATCAACAGGGGATTTTGAGTTAACAGACAGACAAATCCAAACAGAAAGAATCGGGGCAGACTTAGAGCAATGTTGGTCAGCTTTTGAAGGAGAAGTTTTTGAAGAATCTTTAAAGCAAGGTGTTCAAAAAGGAGATATTCAAGGGACTTGGCTTGAAACAACAATTAGAGCTAAGATTATGGATGCTTTAGCTTCTGATATTCCACGTTTACAATGGTGGGCTAAAAGTGGTGCTTTAAGTGCTGATTACGACCCATTTGATGGTTGGATGCAGAACTTCTATGACAACTCTGCAACAATGGGACAATATGCAGCTACATCATCTATAAGTGGAGCTGAAAGTTTAGGTGTTTTACAAACTGATGGAGCTTTAAAAATCTTAAAAAGTATGTATGCTAATCGTACAAAAACTTTAAGAGAGCTGCCAAAGTCAGACCAAAAAATCTACACTACTCAAACAATGTATGACAACCTTTTAGAGACTTATGAAGACACTCAAAGCTCTGCTGGTTTACTTAGATTGATTGATGGAGATGGAGATGAAACTAAGATAATGTTCAGAGGTTATGAAGTTATTGTTGTTAAGGGGTGGGATACTCAATTAGCTGATACGGATAACCCTCACGCAGCAACATTCGGAGCTAATACAACTGTTTGGACTACTCCAAAAAACTTAATCTTAGCTACAAATGTAAGCGACCCTAAATCTCAAATTGAGATGTGGTATGAGAAGAAAGATGAGAAAGTTTATACAAGAATTAGATATAAACAAGGTGCTCAAATCTTACATCCAGAGTTAGCTTCATTGCTTTACTAACATAATATAGGGGGCGTTAATTCGTCCCCTTAACTTAATAAAATAAATATAATGGCAGAATTACAAAATGATGTATTGGTAGACTGTAACAGTAATAACCGTAATGGAGGTATAAAGAGAATATTTGTGTCAAATAGAGAGAACATTGACACTTTTACGGCTGGTTCAGTTAATGATTACACGTCCGTAACTATGGATGCTACTTCTGATGTTTGGTTTGAGGTTCAGATAGATGATAAAGCTGGGTCAATAATTAGTGAGCCAACAAACGAAAATGGAAGCACAATGAATGCTAACACGGTTGAGGCTACAATCCCTAAGTTAGATAAGACTAAGGCTTTTGCTTTACAACAATTAGTTGATAGCTGTAAAGTTATTGCAATAGTAGAAACTTATAATAGCACAGGAACTTACAACCAAGCTTTTGTAGTAGGTTATGATGAAGTTTTAAAAAAGGATGCAGCTTTAATGTGTTTAGTTGCTCAAACTTTAGAAACTGGTTTACAGGGTCAGAATGCTTATACATTAACAATGGAAGGCGAATCAAAAGAATTAATAAGAGAGTATGTTGGTACTATCGTTGCTTATGACGGTGGCTCTAACACTATTGTTAACTTTGGTTCATAATATTAGAGGGTGGTTAATTCCACTCTCTTTATAACATAAAAAATATGTATAAAATAAAAAAGGCAAGTGTAGGAAAGTTGTATTGTTATTCTAAGGGGTGTTTTCCTTTAAATGACAACTTAAAACAATCAGTACTTAAACAACTATTTAAAGATAATTGCGAGCATATATACTATGGAGAAGCAAAAAGAACAAGCGAGGAAACCAAGACATCGGAAAGTACCGCAAAAGAAGATATTAGCAATAACAACACAAGACGCAAAACCGACAGAGGAAAAGCAAACAAAAAACGAACAAACAACTAAATGGTATCCTTTTTTTAAGGATTCAAAAAACACATATATTAATGATTTAGCTTTAAGGGCAAAAAGAAGTCCTACTCATGGAGCTATATTACAATCTAAAGCCACTTATACAGGGGGGCAAGGCTTTTTATTTTTCAAAGATGATGAGCCAATAGCAAAAAAAGATTTAGACACTAAGTTTAAAAACTACATTAGAAGTGTAAATAGACACAACGACACACTACATACCTTATTTGGTTTAGGAGCTTATGACTATGCTTATTCAGGTAACCACTATATAGAGGTTGTAAAGTCAGATACTTACACAAGTTTATTTTATCAAGATGCTTCAAAGGTAAGAGTAAATGATGATACAGCTTTCATAAGTGCTTATTGGAGAGATATTGAAAATAATCCATACTACAATAAAACAGATTATCCAGTTGAAGAAGTTGAGCTTTGGAATGGGGATATTAATACAAGGCAAAAAAGATTTATTTACCACATTAAAAACACAACTCCAGAATATGATTATTATGGGTTGCCAGAGGGGGTAAATGCTTTATTATGGGCTGACATTGAATACAAAATCCCTCAATTTAATTTAGACTTATTTAAGAATGGGTTTTTTCCAAGTATAGCAATGAGTATTATTGGTAGCAACCCTCCAGAGGGAATGACGCCCCAAGAATATGTAGAAGCTATAAGGGACGGTTTTACGGGGGAAGGTAACAATAGTAAAATGTTTATTCAAATGGTTGAGAGCTTAGAACAGGCAGCTCAAGTAACTGAATTTAACACTACAAGGGACGGTCAATTTACAGAGCTTCAAGAATTAGCAACTAAGAATATTATATCAGCTCATAGATGGTTTCCAAGTTTGGCAGGTATTTCAACTGCTGGAGCTTTAGGTAGCAATCAACAAATAAGAAATGAATACAACATTGCTTTAAAAAGTGTTATTATACCTTTCTACCAAAAACCATTATTAGGAGCTTATGAAAACTTAATAAGAATAGCTGGTTTTGATTATGATTTAGACATAATAAATGTAGCTCCAGTAGGAATAGAGGATAATATAGACCCTAAATTAGTATTGACTTTTAATGAGCAAAGAAAAATTTTAGGATTTGAAGCAGACGAAACAAAAGAAGGAATTTATTTAAAAGATAAAAATGAGCCTAACACAGGAAATGATGACGGCGGCGGAAGTGAAAACGGAAGCAATAGTCAACAGTAATTTAGACACAGCATACTTGGATGGTCGTATTTTAGATGCTCAAAGGCATTATATTAGACCATTTATAGGTAATGATTTTTACGAAGAGTTATTAACTCAAATTGCTGCAAGCACATTAACAGTAGCAAATACTAACATAATGGTTTATATAAAAAGAGCTTTAGCTTATTATGTTGTTTATGAGGCTTTACCATCTATTAGAGGTCAAGTTAGTAAAGGCGGTGTAATGGTTAATATAAGCTCAACAAGTGAGCCAGCAAGTGATTTAACTTTTGGGTTGATTAGAAATGATTATAATTCTAAGGCTGAAAGGTATATGAAAGAAATAGATTTTTATATAAAAGATGTTAGAAAGGATGATTCTACTGCTTATCCTTTATACTGTAAAAATCAAACTCAAACAAGTGGAATAATTATATATTAATGATTTATAAAACAGCAATATCACCTTACTCGATAAAAGAAATAGATGCCGAAACACCTCCTTTTAGCCTTGCTTCTGCTTTACACGAATGGAACTATCAAAATGCTACTGATGTTGGCACAACAGTTACTGCCGTTGACACAGGGAGTATAGGTGGTTTTGATATGACAAATCCATCAGCTGTTGAAAAACCAACATTAACATCAAATGGGTTTGGCTTTAATAATGCTGAAGCTTTAATATATAACACATCATCCCCATTTAGAGGGGCAGATGCAATAGGGGTTATACACGCATTAGTTTATTTTGATAATTCAAATATATCATCATTTGCGACAGCAGACAGCACAAGTAATGCGTCAGACAGATATAGAATTGACACTTTAAGTAGAAATTCAAGATTTCAAATAGTTAAGTCTGGGGCAGTAGCAAATCAAACAACAACAGCCACATATAGTGGGTGGAAGTTAGTTAGTATAGTTAATGATGGTATTGACAACTATCATTATATTGATGGTGTAGAGATATTGTCTTTTTCCTTTGACAACGTAGGGGGTAATTGGTTTAATCAAATATCGGCAAACGATAATATTTCAATAGGTGTACAATATCGTTTAAATCCTATATATGGAACTGGGTTTGTTAAATATGTTTCTTATTGCACATATGTAAGTAAAGCAAGTGCAGAAGCTGATATGCAATTAATTTTAAACTCAAATCTGTAATGTTAGTATCGGAATTTAAAACAATAAAAGAATACAACGAGGCAAACCAACAAGCCCATAAAATTTTAACTAAAGTTAAAGGGTATAATTCGCCTATGTATGCAAGTGAAAAGCCGATAATGAGCATTAAAGGCACTTATTTATTACCAGTTATTGAAAGGTTTAAAAAGTACCTACCTTTTGAGGGTAAAGAGATTGATTCAAGTTATATAAAAGTTAATGAGGAATGACTAATACAGAGATAATATCAACAATATTAGGCAGTTCTTTAGTTACAGGGTTAGTAGGTTGGATTTTAGGTAAACGGAAAGAAGACATTGAGGTTGCTTTAAAGTATCAAGAATTTTATCAGAAGCATATTGACGATTTAAAAGAAAAAATATCGGAATTAGAAAAAAAAGTAACCATTTTGATAGACCAAGCCGAAAAAAAAACGTTATTAATAGACGAACAAAGATTAAATTTATTAAAGTGGGAGGAAAATTGTATTAGATTAGAGGGTATAATTAAAGAAAAAGACAGACAAATAGCAAAATTAGTAAAAGAATGAAAGAAATAATTTTAGATATAATAGGAGTGTTATTTATAATAGCTTCAATAGTTTTTTTTTATTTAGATAAAATAGATTTTACACAAGGAACTTTTTTAGGGGTTGCTGGGTTGACTTTATTTGTGTTTAAAGGCTCAAATGTAAGGACTTACATAACTAAATTATTAGATAAGTATTTTAATAAATGAGAGCAATTAAATACATAGTAATTCATTGTACTGCAACCAGTAAAAATACTACAATAAAATCAATTAAGAATTATTGGAGAAATAAATTAGGCTGGAAGTCTTACGGTTATCATATAATTGTTAAGCCTAATGGAGATGCTATTGAATTAACGCCTTTAAATAAGATTGCAAACGGTGTTAGGGGTTACAATCATAATTCAATACATATAAGCTATATAGGCGGCATAGACGAAAAAGGAAAACCATTTGATAGTAGAACATCAGAACAAAAAGAAACACTATTAAAACTCGTTAAATCATTAAAAGAAATATATCCAGAGGCAATAGTTCAAGGACATAGAGATTTCCC